TCGACAAAGACGACGTCGATCGCCAAGCTGATCCTGGCGAAGCCGGAGAGGCTCCGAGAGGAGCTGGCCAAATGCCAGCTCCTCTGCAAGGGATGTCACGGCACGAAGACCTCGCTCCAGCGGGGGGTTCCCCACGGAGGCGGCAAGAAGGGCAAGCGCAACTGCCCATGCGACCTATGTCGCGAGGCGCGTAGGCTATATGCGCGGGGTCGTCTAGTCCGGTAAGACACCGGCCTCATAAGCCGGGCATCGTGGGTTCAAATCCCACTCCCGCCACCACCCCTAAGGACCCTCCGCCCACGAGGCGGGGGGTCCTTCTGTTTGCAATGGGGTACATTCCTTAACGATGTACAGGAGAGGATCACCTGGCCCCTCCCTGAAGAAGTCCAGGACACGGAGCGACCGCCCCCCCAGGGCGGATTTGGCCGATAGGGAGAAGCTCACATGAGCGGTGGCTTTGGGTACTACGACGGCGACATTTACGACGGGCAAGACTCGTCGGATGGTCTCGGCGCGCAGCAGGCGGCTCAGCAGAACAAGGGCAACCCGCTCCGCGACCACCTCAAGAAGGTTGAAGACCAGAACAACGCGCTTCAGGCGCAGCTCGGTGAGCTGCTGAAGAAGCAGCGTGCAACCGAAGTCGCCGACGCACTCCAGGCCAAGGGGTACGACCGTGGAATCGCAGGACTCTACGGCGGGGATCCCGCAAAGCTGGACGAGTGGCTGACGCAGGTCAGTCCTTTCCTCGCAGTCAAGCCCTCCGACACGTCGGGACAGGGCGGCATGCAGGGACAGGGCGCAGGTGCAGCCTCGACCGTTCCGGCTGAAGGCCAGGCAGCTCTTCAGCAGATGCAGGGCATGGGTCAGAATGCGGCTGCCCCCCAGGGCAGCGAGGCTGAGCAGATCGCGCAGATGCGCTCTCTTCAGTCTCCGGAGGCCCTTCAGGACTACCTCCGCACGCAGGGAAACCCGTACCACTTCAACGGCTGACATGACGCCTGGTCTCACCCGACTACGGACACCCTGAAGGGGGTGAGAGGCCATGGCTAACGCCTATACGGACACAACTGCGATGTCGAACGCGGTGCAGACTGCGTATGACCGCTTCTTCGAGTTCGCCCTGCGTGCACAGCCCTTGTTCCGCCAGGTGGCGGACAAGCGCCCCGCGCAGCAGACCGCCCCCGGCGGCTCTGTGGTGCTGGAGCGATACCAGGATCTTGCGGTGGCGACGACTCCGCTCACGGAGACGACCGACCCCGACTCGGTGGCGCTGGGCAACCCGACCACCGTCACCATCACGCTGAACGAGTACGGCAACCCGGTGCTTCGCACTCGCAAGCTGTACCTGTTCTCGCTGACCGACGTGGACCCCGCGATTGCCAACATCGTGGCGTTCAACGCGGCCGACTCCATCGACTCGGTCGTTCAGACCGTGCTTCGCGCTGGCACCAATGTGATCCAGCGCAAGGCTGGCGCGGTTTCCTACGTCACCAACGGCACGCTGACCACCCCGGTCGGCACCACCATGGTGGCCACGGACGGCTACACGTCGACTATTGCGCGCCTCGCGGTGGTCAAGCTGCGCACCAACAAGGCGGTGCCTCGTAAGGGCTCGCTGTACTGGTCTGCGATCCACCCGGAGGTCTCTTACGACCTCCGCTCGGAGACCGGCGCAGCCGCATGGCGCGACCCGCACACCTACTCGGCTGCGGGCAACATCTGGGCCGGTGAGATCGGCGCCTATGAGGGCGCCTTCTACGTCGAGTCCCCGCGTTGCTACAACGCCCTGGACGCCGGTGCCGGCGACAACTCCATCCGCCGCTACCGCACCTACTACGCGGGCCAGCAGGCCCTTGCCGAGGCCGTTGCGGACGAGTTCCACACGGTGGCTGGTCCTATCACTGACAAGCTGATGCGGTTCCGTCCGCTGGGCTGGTACGGGGTGGCCGGTTGGGCTCGCTACCGCGAAGAGGCTCTCATCCGAGCCGAAACCACTTCGACCATCAACGCGGTCTGATGAGCCAGCACCTTCGCGAGGGATCGACGGTGTCGATCACTTACGAAAGCTCGCCCGCGAGCTTCAGCGGCCTCGGCAGTGGCACGGTCACGAACCTCACGGATGCCTACATTGAGGTGGAAGTCTCTTCCACCAAGTACGCGGTCCCGTGGAGTCGAATCGTGCTCGTCACCGTCACGACGGACTAGGTGGTGGATCGTGGCCACGTTCTTGTTTCGCACGCCAACGGTCGCTGAGGGCCCTGCTGGTATGGACCCCCTCTTCCATCGCGTCAAGCTGGACCGTGGCATCACGATCCTGGAAGGACCGCTCGGAGCTTACCGGGCGGTCCGTTTCCCTACCCAGGATGAACAGTTCGCCTCAGCGCCCGCTCTCTACATGGGCGGGCATGAGTACGAGGTGGACGATGCCACCAAGGCGGCGCTCATCGCCGGAGGCGTCGGTGTGACCGAAGCGAATTTCACTCTGATCTCCTAGGAGCACCTCATGCCCGGCAAGCCGTACAGCAAGGCAGAGAAGGCCGCCATGGCGAAGAAGGCCGCGAAGAAGGTCGTTGCGGAGAAGATGCCTGAGCGCATGCCGCCCGCCAAGAAGGCGGCCATGAAGAAGGCCATGTCCAAGAAGAAGGACGGGAAGTACTGATGTCCCACATTCAGCCGTCCCACGGTCCGGTCACGGACAACACCTGCCTGACCGACGGCGGCAACCGGACCCTGATCAACGGGAACGAACTGCTCGTGGATGACGCGTGCACTTCGATGCTCTGTGTCTACTCGCCGCTCGGCGAGGACGACAGCCACGTCATGGGCATTTACCGGGAGCACTCCGCTGGCATGGAGATGTGATGTGCCGACAGGGCTGCCGGACCCAGGATCACGACTCGTGGGGTGAGTGCCTGCGCGCCGCCGAGGTGCGCACGTATCACGTGGCGGTCTCCAAGGGCTTCGACGCGACCGCGCAGAAGAAGTGGGACCGCGAGCTTGAGGGATTCCGCCAGGCGTCGGCGGAGGGCATCCGCCCCGACGGCACCAAGTGGAGCAAGATCGACAAGGCGCGTCGCCTCTCCGACAAGGTTGGCGCGGCATACGGCCGCGACTTCAATCAGGCAACTCCGATGGAGAGCTGACACATGGCAGAGATGAAGGTGACGATCGACGGACCGAATCAGGTGTTCGTCGCGTCGATCATCGACCTGCCTGGGGTCGCTGGTGTGGCAAACAATTTCCTCTCCGTCTTCAATCCCCTGACCTCGGGCAAGGTGTTCGTCTTCCCCCAGGTACAGGTTCAGGCCTATGCGACAGGCGCCAATTCCACGGCGCAATCGATGAAGCTCTATCGGATTTCCGCCGCTTCCGGCGGATCGACCATCACTCCGAATGTCTTCAACCCGGCGGCAGGGCCGTCGGTGGGAGAGACTCGGGTCGGCAACCCGACAGTGACGGTCGTCGGTGACGCGTTCGGAGGCACCGCGCCAGCGGTATCGGCAGGTCTCGGCGCCGCCGCGAACGTTGCCACCTCAGCGGCGCAGGGTAACGGGGTGCTCTGCTTCCCCGGTTCCGGCCTGGTCTTCAGGACGGATGACGGAGACATAGATCAGCGCTGGAACGCATCGATGTTCTGGGCAGAGCTTTAGGGGGCACGAATGCCAGACGCATCAATCCTGTTTCGCAACGAGTCCTTGGCCAATGGGGCCAAGACGGCCGCCCCGGCGGCTGGCGCCGCTCTGGCGACGCTGACGACTCCGGAGGCAGGTTATTACGATGTGGAGATCTACGCGGGCCTCAGCGGCACGCTGGCCGCCGTGGACGCCTCGAACTTCGAGTTTCGCAAGGGTGCGACGGTCGTGACCGTCCTGGCCGTGGCGGGAAACGGTACCGGCGCGACCGCGTCGAACACCTCGATCGGACCGTTCAGGTTCCGTGTGACCCTTGGCGGGTCCACCACCATCTCAGTGAATGCCACGGCGACAGCCACGGCATCATCCGTGTATCACTGCACAATGGTTGCAACGAAACTCAACTGATTGGGGGAGGTGCCGCGTGCGGTTCTACAACTTCACCGCCCCTCGGGGGACGGACATTGTGGCAGGGTCCCGCACGACCAGCGGTGTCCTCTTCGTCGTTCCGGCCAACCGCGTGTGGAAGGGGGCGCTGAACCTGAACGCCGCCATAAGCGAGACCGGCTCGGGCGGTGGGGCCATCAGCGTCTCGGGTTTGGGGGCGATGCCTCAGGGCGCCGTTCTTCAGCTCGCCGTTGCGGCTCTGGCCACCACGTCGGCCTCCAACTCGATCTCCATGCCGGAGGTCTTCATCTACGGTGGCGCCGCAGGGGCCACTGTCACCTATGCGGCCCCCAATTCCGGTCAGGGCGCCGGTCAGGGCGTGGGGGTGATCATGGAATGACGACCCTGGAAGACCTGCGTCAGCGGGTGCGCTCTCAGGTCATGGGTTTCACCCGCGACCAGCAGCAGGTAGCAGTGCTGGCCGTCGCCGCAACGGCAACCGACACCACCTTGAGTCTGGACACCGTCACGGCCAAGAACGTCAGCCGTGGGCTGATCGAGATCGACGATGAGTTGATCCTGCTTCAGTCGGTAGATCTCTCCACCAGCGTTGCCACCGTCATCGGTGGCGTCAACGGCCGTGGCCGCGAGGGCAGCACCGCTGCGACCCATGACATAAATGCTCTGGTCACCATGTCGCCGGTAATCCCTCGGGTGCGCCTCACCGAGGCGATCAATCAGACCATCCTGGCCATGTATCCCAAGGTGCCGATCTTCGGCACGGTGGAGATCAGCAAGCTGGCGCCGGTGTTCGAGTACGAACTGCCTGCCGACTGCATGGAGATTTGGTACATCGTCTCCGACACCGTCGGCCCGACGCAGGTGCACTACCCCTCGCCTCGCTGGCGGTTCAATCCGAAGGCCCCCACGTCCGACTTCCCTTCGGGGAAGTCGATTCAGCTCCTGGACTTCGTGACACCCGGCAGGGCGATCCGCATCGTGTACTGCAAGGCTCCGGCGCAGCTCGTCAACGCCACGGACACTATCTCCGTGTCCGGCTACGACGACCGCATGGCGGAGACCATCGTGTGGGGTGCGCTGGCGCGCCTGGTTCCTGCCTTTGAGTCGGCCCGCCTTCAGCAGCTCGCCGTGGAGGGCACGGAGCGCGCCAACCTGGTGCCCGCGCAGGCGGCGACGAAGACGGCCGCCTACTACGAGGCGCTCTTTCAGCAGGCACTCCAGCTCGAACGAGACAGGATCATGGACGAAGTGCCCATGTACGCCTTTTGGCAAGGAGGGTGACCGTCCATGGCCAACGCCTACTTCTACTCCAACATTGCCGTCCCCACGACGCTTAGCGGCAACATCAATAGCTCCGTCACCTCATGCACCGTGGCCAGCACTACCGGCTGGCCCGGCTCGTTTCCCTTCGTGGTGGCGCTGGACTTCGGCGGCGCCAGCGAGGAACTTGTGCGCGTCGACGCCAATGCGGCGGGGACGCTCACGATCGTGCGCGCCTTTGGCGGCACCTCTGCGGTGTCGCATTCCAATGGGGCGGTGGTGCGCCACGTCTACAACGCCGTGGATGCCACCGACTTCCGCACGCATGAGCAGGCGTCTACGGCTGTGCACGGCATCGCCGGAGCGGTTGTCGGCACGACCGACACTCAGACGCTCTCGAACAAGACCCTGACGGCTCCGGTCATCAACAACGGCAATCTTGCCGGTGGTGGGGCTATGGCCGGTACCTTCACCGGCACGCCCACCTTCTCTCAGGGCGTGATCTTCTCCGGCAACCCGAACTTCTCGGGCACGCCGACGTTCGCAGCGTCGTCCCATTCGGGGACGACCAGCCACACGGGCCTGATTCAGTCGACGCGGTCCCTGAGCACCGATGTCGCCCTGGCGACCATCGTCGCCGCCGACGCGTTCGACCGCTTCCGGGTGTACGCCTCCGGCTTGCAGGAGTGGGGTCCTGGCAGCGGAGCCCGCGACACCAATCTCTATCGCGCAGCGGCCAGCGTTCTGGCCAGTGATGACAACCTGCGCATCCTGCGCGCGCTCACCTCGGACATCGCCTACTCGACTCGCGTCACAGGCAATGCCGACGACCGCTATCTGGTCCGCAGCAATGGATCCATGGAGTGGGGCAATGGCACCGACCCCACGGACACGAATCTTTACCGCAATGCGGTAGGTGTCCTGAAGACGGATTCCGCCCTGACGGTCACCGGCAGCCTCACGGACTCCGCCAGCGCCATCGCCTATAAGCCATCACAGAGCGGCTCGGCGACCGCAAGCTTCACGTCCGACACCTTCCAGTCGATCCCGGTGGTGTTCGCCACTCCGTTCCTGGCCACACCGAAGGTGGTCATCAGCAAGTCGAACGCCCCCGGCGGGGCGTTTCCCATCATGGTGTCGGCCATCACCGCTACCACCACTGGATTCAGTGCGTGGTTTCAGACCATCAGCACAACTCCGGTGACCGTGAGTAACGTGACTGCCGACTGGATTGCTACGGCGGTATAGGGGGCCCCATGAGCATCGTTGCCAAGCTCGCCTTCCCCCTGGGCAAGTCGATCGCCGCCGGGGCGACCACATCCTTGGGGACGGCCGCCTATGACTTCGCCCTCGGCGGGCAGGCGTTCATCTCCGGCGTCAGTGACGCACGCCCCTATTCGCGCGGGCTCGCGCCCGTACGCAAGGACCAGTTCGACAACACCAGGGAGCCGGGAGAGCAGTCCCTGGCGAACTGGTGGCTGCGTTCGCAGTCCTCGTTCGTGGGAGGCGAGGGGATCCTGTACCAGGATCCCGACACCGTCTCTCAGGCCAATCTCCAGAATCGGCACACGATTCAGTACGGCCACAGCGTGGGCCTGAATCCGTGGGTCAACGGGAAGTTGACCCTGCTGCACTCAACTTCGCAGCGCGTCACGGACGCGACAGGCGCCAATCACTACGTGGCGGGCTGGAAGAACGGTGGCGTAGACAGCTTCTACTCCGCCTACTCCACGAACCTGATCTCGGATGACGGGACCTCCAACACCACCGTCACCTGGGGTGGCGCGAACACCATCGTCTCGCTGACCACCGACGGCACGAAGTACTACGCCACCGACTCGGTCGGTATCTGGTCGGGCACCGGTACGGGGGCCGGTGCCAAGGTCTGGAACACCGGCAGCGCCAACTCGGTGGCGGCGTGGGTGAAGGGCCGCCTGATGGCGGCCGTCGACAACAAGATTTATGAGCTGGTGGGTGGGGCTCCCCCCGCCCTGCCCACCGCAAAGTTCACGCACCTCAACGCATCGTTCGTCTTCACGGCCTTCGCCGAAGGCGCCAATGCGATCTATGCGAGCGGGTACGCGGGCAACCAGAGCGCGATCTACAAGTTCACGCTCGACACCACCGGCAACGTGCCGACGCTCGCTAACGGTGGCACGCAGGCCTGTCAGCTCCCG